TTAGTTCGTGCCACTGATGCCGTTGCCGTAAGCTCAGACAAGTTGTTTGTCGCCAACAAATCACCAACATTAGTAATCAAACTTCCGTCAAGCGCAGGATACTTTCCGTCGGCGGTTGCTACGATAGCGTTGTCTGGCTGGTTTCCCTTTGCTGCCCATACTGATTCAATTGTTGTTGTGCTTTGCGCCATATTATATGCTTTTATCTACACTGTATTGTGTCTTTAATTGATTGGTAAGTGCTGCAATAGCTCCAGACCGACTAACCTTCATTAACGCCCGCTCAAGGGCATTGTTTACATCACGCAAGGCAATGGGGTTGAAGCCATCTTCCCCGCTCTGTGAGGCTCTGTATGATCGTGCAGCGTCATAAGCCATAAACTCAGCCCACTCTGACGGAACTGTTGCTAATGTGCCAGACTCTCCGTTGCCGTATGTGTCCGTCCAAGCCTTCTTGTATGCTACGTAAATTGTTCCAGTGACATTGCTTGCTACGCGGATTCCATTCTGATCTGGATATGCTGTAAGACTGGTTGGATCCCCGCCCTCCCACTTTGCTCCGCTCCAAAAGCCTATTGCTTCGCCAATCTCAGACAGAGCGTCAACGTACGGTGGAAGGTCAATCCCTTGATCGGTCACCCATCCAGTCTCTGGTGGGGTCGAGTCCGTGGAGTCGTTGTAGTATAGAACATCACCTGGCTGATATAGCCAAGCACCGTCACTTGTAACAACAACACCTTTAGATGTAATGTAAACCAGTGTGGCTGTCTCCCATCGAGCGCCGTTCCAGCTCAATCGAAATTCAGGAATACCGTCCACAACTAGATTGTAGCTTGGCTTTCCGTTCAAATCTCCGTTTCGCACGTATAATCCATTTGACGGGGAGAATCCACCGCCATATACATTAAACCCATCCTCTGTCGTGGAAATATACCCACGAGCTGCTGTGCGAGGCTCGAGAACTAAGTAACGAGACCAGTATCGGGATTCGTCGTAGATTGTGCGAGCCGCTGAGTTGAGCAGGAAACCAATGTTGGTCAGTTCAGTTCCCGATGAGAATGCTGCACCAGCTCGTGCTTGAGTTAGACCTATGACTTCCGCCCATGTTCTTGTGTTTGCCATTGTTTTAAATTTGGTTAAGCGTTACAGCCACTCGCCTGTGAGTCCACGCTCTTTAAAGTCTTTTTGCTTCCACGCCAGATAGTCTGGGTTTACAAAATCAGTGCCGTCAGTTGCCTGACATTCATACTGCATTTCCTTCTGTTCAAAGACGTCGTATGCCCCAGCGAAGCTCAAGACCTTGTTCTGGCTTTGCTTGTTGCCGCCGCCGTATGTCTTCTTCATGTACTGACGCATTACCTCGTCCCGCCGTGCGCGTCCTGCTGGAGACATTAACCATTGCCGACGCAACTCCATTTTTGCTGCTAGTGCTGTCAGTTCTTCATCTGTTAATATCTTCCGCATAATTCTAATACTTGCTTTTTACTTTACCTGCTGTGTTGCCCTTTTTCTTGCACTTCGGTTTGTTCATTGCCCTCATAGTGTATTTCGGTTTATTGTAACATTTAAGTAAAGGGAGGCGGCTGAATTGCTCAACCGCCTCCCGAAACTAACTAACTAACTACGCTTCGTCAGAGAACTTGACGGAGCCAAGACCATTAGGTCCAGTAGTCATAAGTGCGTAGCGTGTATCTACTGCGCCCTTATAGCTGCCTCCCAAAAATGGATAATTCTCCGACTCAATGCCTTGGTACTCTGCAACGTGCAGGAGACCTGGGTTGATGAAGTAGCCGCGATCCGAAGAAGGCATGCAATTAGGGTTTGCGCTCTTCATCTTGATTTGACCAAACTGAGAGTCGATGATCTCAACCATCCAAGGGATAGTAGTAGTACCATTTACGTTGTAGTCAACTTGAGATGCTGCACCAGCAGTGCGTGTGAACGAAGCAACAATATGCTCGCGAAGACCTGGACCAGCAACCAACCAAAGATCCTGCATGGTTGTATCTTGGCTCCACATCGAAGCGATTTGTGCGCCCATTGCGGCATCATCGTAGTCAGCTTTTAAGCCACCGTAGATGGATGCTGCTGGAGTGACATAGAGTGCGTCAACACCATTTGCTGCCGTGTTGGAGATGAGAGCGCCGATACCAGCGGTTGCACCACCAGTAGTACCTGGGACGTCAGGTGTAACACCTTGGTCGCCGCAAAGAACGAACTCTTTGTCGATCGCAACTTCAATAGCAGACTTGTCGGCTGCTTTGATCATGTTGGATATAACAGCGGAGTCTTCTTGCTCTTGCTCTTTAGATACTGCGTACTCAACAACTGTGCGCTGAGCCTGACCCTCAAACTCGCGAACTTGCGAGAATGCGTCACGACCGCTGTTTGTGTCAGCACCTTCAACGTGTGGTGTATTTGCCACAGCCTTGAGCTTGTCCATGAGACAGCGAGGGCGCTTGTTCTTGGTTGCTACGTGGTTCAGCAAGCCTGTTACGGGTGTGATGTCTGCTGCTAGCAATTCTGCGGTCTGCTTAAGAGACTCGCGATTACCAACTGTACTTGAATATGTTTCTGCCATGATATTATGTTCTGTTTAAGATTCTGATTTGCTGGTCAGCGTCGCGCCGAGCAGCTATTGTTTGCCTCGGATCACTGATGATCTTTTGGAGTTTCTTGATTTTTACACTAGAACTATCTGATCGTTTCGGTGATCGTCCAGTTTTTGTGTTTAATGAAACGCTCTCTGTCTTGGACTTGGGAGCCTTGCGCTTGAGCTTCTTGCTGAATACCTTAGTCTTTGGCACTTTAGTTACTGCCGCACGACCAAGGATCTCAATTAACTCCTTTGCATACTCTGGGAGGATATTCTTAACTAACTCAAACTTTGGGTTAGACAAAAGAGTTTCATACTCCTTCGCTTCGTCCGAGTCGTCTTCGATCCCTAGCTTGCCACGGACTTCTCCGATGACACCATCTGTATCCCCAAGCGTTTCTGAGACTTTTTTGATCTCCGACTTACGGCTACGTAATGGCTCTAGCTTCTCCTCTTCCCTGTCAATGGCATTGAGTAGTTGATCGACCGACATAAACTGGTTGCCAAACATAACACCAGACTCGTCTTCGCCAGTCTTTTCGTTATATTGCTCAACCCGATCTGTAATCAGCTTGCGGTTCCAACCTTTGATGTTGACCTCCGTCTGCTTGATTGCTTCGTCTGCGCTTTCTACTGATCGAATGTTGGCGAATGGATTGTCGCTAGTAACAACATTTGCAGATAATTCCTGCACTTGCTCTTTTAGCTTCTCAATCTCTGCTTTCCGCTCTTTGTCCTGCAAGCGAGCTTTAGTCAGGGCTTTGCCCGCTTTAGCTGATACTTGCTGTGTAAGTGCTTCCAGTTCGTCTTCATCGAGATCCTCAATGTCAAATCCTCCATCATCTGAAGGAACGTCTTCCGACTCATCTTCGCTTTCTTCTTCTTCATCCTCATCGACCTCGGGGGTTTCGACTTCTTCGTCGCCCTCTTCGTCTTCGGTTTCGGGAGCTTCTGGCTCTGTTTCGTCTTCTACACCCGTTGCTTTGTCAATGCGCTCTTGTAGGAGGTCTTGGCGTCGCTGTTCGGGTGTTCTAGTCTCCTGAATTGCTTCTTCGGAATCAGGGATGTCCGCTTCTAGTGTATCTGTCATATCTACCTATTGGGTTAATCAGCCAAGGCGGAGGCTGTTAGTGAAATTATAGCACGTACAGTCCTATCGATCGTCTCTGCGGGAGTGTTTCTTGAAATCGAACTCCTCCATTAGATCGGCTGTTAGGAACTGCGCTATCGTCTGGCATTTGTTCCCGAGATACTTGTCGGGTGAATACCAAGGCTGTGATAGCATTTGATCGCGACGATCCTCTAGGTACTCATAGAGGCATCGACCAATCTCAGGGTTATCGTTTAAGTGCTTTTTAAATTCAGTGAAAGTCATATTATTTGCCACTCTCCAAGTTCTGGGTCTCTAGGTTTCCGACACTAGCTGCCTCGGTTCCGTAGATGCCGAACTCAGTGCCGTTCTTTTTCTGTGCAATCGCCATCTCGAGCTGCTTCTTGTATTCTCCAAGTAGGAACATGAACTGAGGGTTTGTAAACAGGATAGACTCAACTTGACCAGATGATTGAATTTGCTGTTGCTCACCTTCGTACTCGCTTACAACTTGCATACGTAGTTCAGCAGCATTAGGGGCGGGTGCGCGAGCAATACCAGCGGACATTTGAGCGATGTCGGACAGTGTTTCGTTCTTAATCTTGTCAGTGCCAACTTCAGCGGGTAGCAAGATGGTTTCCGCCGCCATAGGATCAGCCATAGAAAGCAGGAAGTCAACAACAGCCTCATTGTTCACACGACCAGATGTATCTAGCTGTGCAGCTTGAATAATTGTGCGTGACATCTTCTCCATCTTCTCTGGATCGTCATACATAGTGTTGAAGCTTACGGACACATCCATCTCAGTCTCCTCGGAGTCCTTAACGAACTGAATCGGCTCTGGACGACCAGTAACGCGAAAGAATAACTCCTCTGGTCCCTTGAGCTTGTACATTTCGTAGACTAGCTTTAGGACGTCTTGAGCAAATGTGAGGTGGCGATTGATACTAGCACGCTGCATCTCGATAGATGTAGGGTCTTGCGGGTCGTGACCTACTAGGCGATCCGCCTCAGACACGATCTCCTTTTCTAAATTAAACACAGCGCCGAAGTTCGTGTTACGTTGCAGATATGACGGTGCTTGACCAGTGCGAGTGGCATATACGCCACCAGGTCCTGGACGACCGTGATCCCACGTTGGCGGCGCAAGCAGGGAAGGACTCACTTCATAAGCTGAGTTATCCATGTTTGCGTCTCGGAGAACCTTCTGGTTCTTCTGGCTTGCCTTCAGCAGCTCAGGAACTGTCGGGGCGCTGTATAGTGTTCGTGCGTCATAACTGCGGGACTGCACGATGAAAGGTAATTGGCGTATGCCACTGAGCAGCGTACGCTTGGCGAATGGAGGCACTTGACCATCGCTATCACCAAACTCGGGACTCCAGACTGTGAGGTAAACGCCTTCTGCTAGATCATCTCGGTCAATTAAACGCTCAAACGTAAAGACAACATCGATCAGGTCGCGGTCTTCATCAATAGAAGATGGCTGTCGAGAGTTATGGGTCGAGCTGCTTGTACGGAAAGCGTTAAGTGTGCCACGCTCATTCTCTACTGCCCAGTCTGCCCATTCTTTATCCCAGTCCTCAGAGCTTACGCGGCTGAGAATCTCTTGGGGCGTCATTGGCTTGCGTATGTGGCAGCGAGTTGCGTCGCAGAAATTCGTTGTGTATGACGGAGCAAAGAACTCCTCATCTGGTGCTAAGACTTGAACCACTGGCTCGCCTTGGTCCTCGATGGTTACTGGAAACTTAGCTGATCCTGTCTTACGTAGTTCGCTGAGCGCCTTCTTTGTGCGCTTTTCGTTGATCTCCCAGCCTGGGATTGAGTTAAATACTTCTAGTGCTTCCTCTACTCGATCCTCGTCGGCTAGGATCTCGATATAGTCTTCCGCTTGCTCGGGGAAGCTTTTCTGGATTTCCTCTAAATCAAATATTTTTTCGTAGGATCGTTTAGTAGGTGATTTGTAGTCACAGTATGCAACACGCAGGGACTTTTCTTGTGCGTAGTTGTCGGACTTCTCCATTTGCTGCCAGAAATCCTTGATACCAGCGTCACGCAGCCACTTCATAAATGCCGTGACCTCTGCGGAACGCGCTACGTCCTGAATGTTTCGCGGGTAGGCTCGGATAGAGGATTTACGCAGCGCATTCTCATTAATGGCAATCTGGGACGAAATATGGAACTCAGCTAGGTGTACTTCAGTGTCGGACGAGTCCTCAAACGGAAAGGCTGTTTCACCAGACTTCTTTAGGTCGGCTGTCTTGCCCGACCACTGGCAGTGACGAATGTCGGCGGAGTCATTACACCGCTTAATGAAATCAGACAGACTATCAACGTCCTCGTCGAAGGTTTCCTTGAACTGGTCGTAGTCGAACTCATCGAAGTATATATCCGATTCGTCTTTATCTTGATTTCTATTTATAGCCATTGCGTTAAGTTTATCACAGTAAGTCCTACGGGGTTATTCCCCTTGCTTGCCTTGGTCTTTTACCCTAGCATCACTGTCAAATACCCTGCGAGATCGCACTAAACTAGCAATGCGCACAAGGCGCTTGTCGTCGTACCCCAAGCCATCAGCCCAGTCCTCTGTGGAAATTGGCATGACTTCTCCGTTTTGACTATTGCGAATTATGTCGATCGTCGCCCATAAGTCTGCATTATTGGCAACGAAGAGCCTACTTGGCTGGGTATCGGTAGTATGCTGTTCCATTTTGATCGACTTTATTAACTTTTAGGCGCTTTCCGACTTGATTGATAATATCCTTGTGCCGCGCAGGTACTGACACGCAGATCTTTTTGCGAGTGTCGGGATCTTCCGCGAATAAGAATCGAGGATTGTTAGTTTGCTGGTGAAGTACGCGAACGGTGATGACCGCTGGGGCTGCTGCCTCAATAACGTCGATCTCGCCCTTGATTTGCGCTGTAATCTTCAGTACACCTGACGGAAGGATGTATTTTCCGTCTAAGTCTTCCTCTGAGCATGTCGCTGAACGTATTTTGCCAATTGACATAGCTGTGTATGGTTTGCCCAACTGTTCTGCTAGGGACTTACATGTTTCGTGTTCTGGTTCTGTCATAATTAGTATCCTCCTGACTTGACCAAGCATTTTAGCTTGCCGCCTGAGTAGTGTTCTGGTCCTTGACCGTAATTTGCTGTTCGCAAATAGCGAAGGCAGTCAATAAAGTCCTTAAGGGCTTCATCCTTCTTTTTTTGAGCGCCATAGTTGATAATAGCGTAGATTAGATTGCCGCAGTCCTCGTGTATGTAGACTCGCGGCTTGTTTGCTCCGTCGATAGGTATATTTACGTTGTAAAAGAACCAATCGTCGATAGCGGTAAGCCCTTGTTCTTCCTGCGACCCCATGGACGGCACATAATGGAAGTCATGGGCAGAAAACTGGTCAAATAAGTCGGTATTATCGGCATTTTCATTGGCGAAGAATCGGGAGTCACCGATACGCTCAAATGGGTCAATCCCCAGCTCTTTTTCGATGTCTGAGAACAGCTTGCAGTAACCCGCGACGTCATAGCCTAGTTTTTTGGATGCTGGTCCGAATTTCCAGTGCGGATCACCGAACTCAGCCCACGGCCCGTAGGTTTTGCGGTCAGGCCACTCTCTGCGTATGTAAACTTCCGTATCTGAGCCTACGCCCGTTACTCCAGCCCACAAACTAGTGTAATTACGCGCACCAGCGGGGTCAACCACTTGGTAGCAGGTAAACTTCTGCTTGTCCGACAGGTCTGGGAAGTCATTATGCTCTAGGACGTGTACGCTTTGGCTAAATAGCGGGAATAGCGACGTCATTGACTTAACGGGAACACCATAGGCACGAGTTAGGATCTCATCTCGCGTGCTGTGCCTCAATTCCTTTGCAATACGATCATATCCGCCGAATGGATTGAATTCAGAGTGGAAATACACGATACCAGCGTCTTTTTCGGGGCTATACTGCGTCACTGGCACTTCTTCGCCGTCTAGTAGCGGTGCTTTGCGTGTTTTGCGTGTCTCAGCACCCTTAAGAAACTCGGCAACGAACGGAGTGTAGCCGTCGATTGGCGTAAAGGTCAACATCATCTTAGCGTCCCGTGTGGCTAGTCGGAATCGCATGGTACGGATCAAATCACCATCCTCAAGGTACTCGTCGGGCCATAGACCGATGTTGTGCCACTCTGGTGTCTTTGAACCTAGCTCAAGACCCTCAAACTTACTACGATTCGCAATGAACTGGCTATACGTGTGAAATAACACCTGAGAGCCGTTCGGTAGAATGAAGGATTGCCCCGTAAAGCCATTCTTGACGGTGTAGTTCAAATACTCCAGCACACCCTTGGTCTTCTGCTTGAACTCTGGCGGCAGGTAGCGGTAGACGGCCGCCTGTTGCGTTCTAATGGATGCGTCAGCGTCTTGGGCAAAACATACGATGATGGACTTAGGGTTTTCTAAAGCAGCCTTTACGACCGTCCTAGCGCCGTATTCTGTCTTACTTCCGCGATTCCCACCAAAAACCATGAGCGTGTCGTAGTCCTCAAGCATCTCGTCAGCATACACCCATCCCTTAAGCGTCACACCAAAGTTCAGCGGGTCAGCGTCAGCATTGGCTATAGCGTCCTCGTGCTGGCGGTGCATCTCCATGAGGATCTTGAGTCCCTCTGGCTTGGAGGAACCGTCTTCGTTAAAGCATAGGCGCTTAATCTCCTCTGGAGTGGGCGGCTTTAGGACTGGGTGCGAGGTAAATTTCATAGCTAATCTACAATTTCTGCTTCCTGGATACCCTCAAGCATCTTACGTGCATACTCCTCTGCCTCGTCTAGTGTCGTCTTGTGTTCAACTACCACGCGCTGGACATTGTTGCCTGTCAATTTACTGTGAATATCGTTAAACGCCTGCAAGCTCTTACCCTGCTTAAACAGCTCATTTCCGTCAATTTCGATCTCACCACTCTCGACGCGACTGGAATACTGATCCTGCGACTGGCGGTAGGTGTCTAGCCCCTGAAACATTACCGACGAGATCTCAGAAGCCCACGCATTGCGGATCTCCGATGACTCTGGATCTGCCATAAGCTCCGTCTGCACGTCGTAGTAGAAGTTTCGGGTAATATTGTTCTTGCGCATGAACGCGCTTACCTCATTCGGCTTTTGGATAATGTGGTTTGCTACTAGCGCCCACTTCTTTGGGTCGCGGTTGCACCATGCCTGACCATGCTTGTGAGCCTCCTGAGCGTCCACAAGCTTCTTAGCGATGTAGTTCTTGGTGTCTACCTTTAGTTCATTACTCATCGTCTTCTAGGTCATCCTCGTTAAATTCAAAAAAATCCATATCTAGGTCTGAAGACATGTCCTCCAAGCTGTCCCTGAACAGCATGCGCCCCACGCGGAAGTTGGTGTAGTCGTAGTGCAGCGCACCTTCGTCATTAATAACAACCACAGCGTAGTTCACGAAATGCTCGCTCAAAATAGCCAGTGCGCCAGCAATCTTCTCTTCGTCATCTTCTTCGATTACCATTAGTAGTCAAGCCCCCCACATCGCTCAAACGCCTTCTGAACGTCTTCCTCTAGCTTTGGGTAGTCACCAGCATCATCTAGGAGAATGCTGCGAAGCCACGCCTTCTGGCGCTCTTCCTTTAGCTTTGAGCTATCTACCTTCCGCTTGGGGAATTTAACCAAGTCCATGTTTTTCTCGAACTCTTTCTTGTTTCGGTTGCTCTTTCCTTCATTTAGTCGATTATATGTAGCCATGGCTTAATTTAAGCATTAGTGTCAATGGGTCCTAGCCCCGCTAGAACCCTACGTTTTCACCCACACACAGAGCCTCGTCGATACCGTCCTTTTCGGCGTTCATCCACGAAATAATAGACTTATATGAATCAAACACTCTATCGCCTACCGCCCTAATCGCACTGTCCCTATCAACCTCATGTACCCCGTAAGCGCACATAATGGTGTCTACAACGTCTTTGCGGGAATTCCCCATACCAACACTAGGCTCATCTATCAAAACGCCGTATAGGGCTATTGTAGACCTCTTAACGATGGGTTCCACTCCAACCCCAGGATTGTCAGAGAGGAAATAGCTCACGCGACCAGTGCCAAGCTTCCTTCTCTCCAAATAACCACAGCTCTCCAACTCCCTTAAACCACGCTGGATGCTCTTTGTCTCATCCTTACACTCAGAAGACATCCTAGATGCACTGAAATCCCACCCATAAGGCTTACTACGCATGTAAGACCAAAGACCCTTGCTTTTCAAGCTAAGCCTATTGTCGCCCCATAGAGGACTCTCTAGCACGTCATCCAAACTCCACTTAGCATTATACCGCCATTCAGTCTTTTCCAATAACGTCATAAACACAGTATTACACACGCAGCAAACCCTAAAGGACATAATGCACCACATAAGTATACCCCCATTTTATTGCAAGGGTTCGGAAATCCATTTTTGTTTTTTTGTAGGGTGATGTATGTATGGTGATCCACCGACAAACCCACACCTCCTCACCCCC